GCACGATCTGAGGTGCTATTGGATGTCATACAAGAGAAAGTAGGAAGTGGGGCAATAACTTCTGATACGTCGCGGGCAGCTACGTCAATGAAGTTGGCAACCATTGGCTTAGGGAATTCATCTGGGAACATTCCAGGAAATACCTGTTGGATGTTGCCTTGACGGATTGCTAGTAGGTCAGACCAGCGGGCATCACGTTGGTGATAATTGTCACGTAGTTTGCGGACTTTAACCGCTAGTACGTCAATATCTGTTGCCATAGAAGGTTCCCCCGTTAGATGCTAGTTTGTCCTGTAGTTGTGCGTATTCTTCCAAATTGACTACTCTGCGACTTGCCACTTGTTGACGAGTAGCAAACTTGTTCTTTACAAAAGTTCCGCCGTATGCACCTGCTTGATTTATATAATCACGCATTTGTGTCTCTGCAAACCAGAGAGCCATTGGACCATCTTGCTTATTCTTTGTTCCAGCTGACCAAGTAATCAATTGCTCAATTAGTGCTTTAACATGTTCGTTATCGGCCCGTGGCAGCTCCAGTAAGTTGTTCTTTAAGAATTTGCCTTGGTTGTCCAACGAGCCGAAAAGTGGTGCCATAGAGGCTACGCCAAATTCAAGATCCATTTTGTTTCCACCGGTATAGTGCTGAACCAGGCGGATACCGCGCGTAGCTAGGAAGGTGTTGATTTGTTCGTCTTGAGTAAGGAACAACTGAAAAGCATTCTTTTCAATTACCCATACCTTTGGGTTGTATTTTTCAGTCCAACTAAATATTAAGTCTCTAATCATCTGCGGCGTAGGTGCCGGCATCCGTGATGCTTCTAGCAGGTAACGCTTTCCTGTGATTCTATCGCCAGCCATGATGACTGAGAAAGTATCGCCAGACATGGCAGGATCCATTGAAGCTACGATGTATTGGCTAGCTAAGCTTTCAGGATGACCAGGCGCTCCGGGAATCAAAGGCCCGATGCTTCGCATACCGGCTACAGAACCGCGTACACACTCTGGGCTAAAGATTGCCGATGACTCAACATCTTGTTGCTGATAAACCATTGCCCAAGTCTTAGGGTCAATCAAACCTCTACGCTTGCGTAGATGCTCTCCGGACCAACGTGGGTATAAACCTTTTTCATCTGCTAGCGTATCGTCAGCGTCCCAGGGACGGTCTGACTTAGGCCATAGCGTAACCCAGTCCTTTGGGTTGTCGTGAAATTCTAATACCGCTGGCATAGCCAAATAAGTCCAAGGTGACTTGTTGTCTGGGTAGCGTTCAGGATTTCGCATTTCCCTATAAAGATCCATTGGATCTACGCGAGTACCTACGACCAAGATCTTTCCTGTAGGACCAACACGGGTAAGAACTCCTTGTTGGATCCAGCGGATCTGCTTGTCGTACTCTACAGCGTTGGCTAGGGTAACGCAGTCGTCAAGAATGATTAAGTCTGCACGTGCGCCGTAGATCTGTCCACCGATACCTAGAGCCTGGACGGTAGGATCTTTTTCACCTGAGTCACGTTCAAGGTAGATGCTGTCTGATGTCCACTTATCGGCGGTAGCTTTGAAGCCCTCTACTGGGGCGTAGCGTCTCTGTAATTCTGCCCACTGAGGTGAGGTCAAACGCTGCTTAATCGCATACAAAAACTCTTTAGCCATAGCCTGCGTCTTAGAGACAAGCTTGATACGAACATTGGGATTTGTAACAATCCGATATACTACATAGTCAATACTGACGGTCATAGACTTGGCATGCTCAGGGGGCATGTTTACTAGGACGTAATTCTTAAAGCCTTGCTCGTAGGTCATGTTGCCGTGGAGCCAGGCAGGTTCGCCTTCTTCTAAAACTGAGATGACGTTTCTTTGATGTGCAAAGGTTTGGCTGTTTAGGTACTTGAGCCGGAAGTCTTCAAAAGTAATATTGGCATCGTCATCTGATACGATACCCTTGCGTTTTTGAATAACGCGAGAAAGATTTATCGCTTCCTTGAATTGAGGATCGGAAGCTCTGTAATACTCGTAGGACTTAACAGATTTACCAACAGCGCGACAAGCATCTTCTACCGTGACACCATCTTGGATCAGCGCGACAAGGCGCTTTTTTGCCTCTGGTGCTGAAAGGCTTGCCTCTGGGGCTAGCTTGTAGCTGTTGCTTGTTGGTTTGGACATAAAGCTTTTACTCCTACCGCAAAGCGTTACCCTATGGGTAACATTTGGGTTATTTATGGGGGCATCAAAGATGCCATCCCTATGGGTTGTTGTTATAGCCTCAAAGGCTTACAAAAGCTTTTATCCGGCTTTTCAAGCCGTTGGTAACAGCATCGGTTTTTGTAATGAGACTTACTATGATGTAAGGCGAACCGGTAAAGCTTGTTAATGTTTTATCCTCTATATATACTAAGGCGGGATAAGAGTCGTTTATCCCGGCTTTTTTAAAGTTATTTTAATCACATTGCTAAAGTTAGTATTATATACTGCTTTTGGTGCAAAAAATCTTTTGGATGTGGGGGATGCCGTCTCAGTATTTGAGACAAATAACTATATTTATAAAAAATATTTTGGTTGATAGTATACACCTCGCGCGCCCATATTAAAAAACCCTGGGGTTGACCTTGGAGAATCCTGAGTGTTTGCCGAGTAATACCGTACTTGAATTATTGACACTACTACCGAGTAACCTACCGTCATGCCGTGCCGATACCGTGGCATTCCATGCCGTTAACAGGCGGGAATCGGTACTAATAGGGCGGGGCGGGGCGGGATGGTGAGTTATATCGTGGAATGATGCGGACTATAAAATAGCTATTTTCTAACCAACCCAACCAACCCAACCAACCTAGCCATCAACCCGCTAGCCCCAGCACCCAACCAACCCGATGCACCCAACCCGATAAGCCTATGGGTGTGTGATACAACTCACAAGAAAATAATCGGTAAAGGTACTTGACAAGCTCGCGCCATGAGAGTTAAATACGCATTACCGCACCAAATTGGTGCGAGAGAATAGGACAAGATCATGAAAATTCAGACTAAGACTAAGTGCCTAGAATGCTCCCGCGTATTTGACCTACTTAACGAGCTAGATGCTCAAGAATTTTATTATGGGCATGACTGTGAGGCTAACTAACGTGGCACGCACAATTCACTTAGGAGACTGCCAGAATGGTTGCGCGACTTGCGCCACCTATTACCACGAGAATCAAGTTACTTGCGATACTTGCGGGGTGAATATCTAATGCCACGCGCATCCGAGACGATCGTCATAAGTGCCGGCCGCAACGTTGGCACCCAACCCATGAGCGCAAAAGACTGGGAATTCTTGCATCGCACAATTGAGAATATGCTTGAAAATACTCACGCCATAGTAGTCACCAACCGAGCTATTGGCCTTGGTCAATACCAAGGCATGAGTGAGGAATCGGTGACTTACGTCGCCCTAGTGCCTAACGCCACGCTAGACGCTATTGAGGAAGCCTTAGCCGCTACCGCGCGCCTATTTGGTCAAGAATCAATAGCCATGATGGTGGTGGAATCCACTAAATTCTGCTAGTGTCGGACTAGCGCGCATGGCTCACGCCGTGCGTGTTGGCCTAGGACTAGCCTAGGAATTAAATAGATAGGACAATAAAGTGAATCAAACTGACGCTAAAATAGCCATTCAAGCACTCAAGCCTTTCAAGGCATCCGCCCTATGGGCATGCAAAGAGACTAGTCCCGTACACTCAACCGGCTATCTAAGTCGTGAAGAATGCCGCGCCTATTATGACGCGGCTCATGCCGGCATTCTTTACACGATCTACTCTTATAACACGCCTATCGCATGGCTCACCAACGCAGGTTGGTACCGTGTTAGTCAACGGTTCTCACGCACGACTTCATGTCACCAACGCATCGTCAATACTGCCATTCAAGCAACCGAGCAGGTGAGCGCATAATGAATCGCAAAGTACCAATTTTAATCACTAACGGCGGACTAGGCACGGATAACCAACGCATCGTGCGCTACAACATCAGCTCCCCTCAAGGCATGGCTAAGGTACGCCATTACACTAATCAACTAGCCCAACAACTAGGCAAGCCGGCATGGGCA